TCTTTCATTAACCAATCAGCGTAATTAATATTATCTAATCCTATTCGTTTCATAGCTCTTTTATATTCATCTTTGAATAAATGGTGCATTCTATCGTAGAATTCGTACTCACTATCAATGGTTGGTAATTTTCCTTCTTTTATACCGTCACTTATTGCTTGTCTTATTGATTGTAAATATTCATCGACCAATATATAAGCTACCATACTGTTGATTCCAAACTGTGAAAAATATTCCATTGTTCCTTGATTATGGGTACCCTGCATTCTATCTCTTATTGCATTTCTAAACATAGCTTTAATATGATGTTCAATTTCGGCCGCTTCAAAATCCTCTTCATCCCACTGTTCAGAAATATTATTATTTTTACATACTTCTTCATACCGTTCTTTATAAGCACCTAGTTCCTTTAATGCTGCTTCTATGTATACAGTCGCATCAACTATGTCTGAAGCAATCTTATCTTTTTTTAAACATAACTTACGCTCTTCAAGTCTGCCCGGTAAATCCTCTGTAGTAAGTTTTTTTAGTTTTTCTGCAAAATCTTCGTACTTAAGCTTCTTCTCTTCAAGTTTATAAACATTTTCTTTTAAAGCGCTGCGTTTTTTTTCTATCTGTGCCAAAATCTGTCGAAGCACTCTGTATGGCCCTGATTCAAGCATACTTAAAACCATTAGTGATGATGTTGTTTGTGAGTTTTGTTTCGAAAAAGCCGCTACAGCCCTATTAACTTCTGGCATAAATTCAACAATCTCCTTCATTTTCTTCTCATCAATTGTTTTAAAAGTTAAAGCGTTTGTATCTGCTGCTTTTGTAATAATTGAATTAAACCTACCATCTGATTTAATAATTTCTTTATTAATATCACTTGTTGTTAAAGTTAAATCTTTCATTAATCCCCCTTACGCATTAGATGTTGCATCTAATGCATGTCTAGACACTGTTAAATCACCAAAATTAGCAGCGTTGCCGGTTGTTGAGATTGTTATATAATCAATAACATCGGTTACATTTCCATCATAACCACCAGCAACCACACCTCTTTCATCTGTACCATTAGATGTAGCACTTAAATTATATCTAGCTGATGTTAAATCCCCAAAATCAGTAGCATTACCGGTTGTATTAATTGTAATATAATCAATGATATTAGTGATCGCTGTGATATAACCACCACAAAAAACACCTCTTTCATCTGTACCATTAGATGTAGCAGATGTAGTCATAATATTATTTAAATCCCCAAAATCAGCAGAACCAGCTGTTGTTGATATTGTAGTATATTCTATTATATTGATTCTTGTTGTTGTAAAACCACCAGCAAATATCCCTCTATCATTAGTACCGTTAGATGTAGCGGCAACGCCTCTTCTTATACTCGTTAAATCACCCTGGCCAGTAGCATTACCTATTGTATTTATGGTTATGTAATCGATCTCATTTCTATTTACAGAAGCGTCATAACCACCGGCAAATTGAGCCTTTTCGTTTGTACCATTAGATGTAGCACCTATCCAATTTCTGGTTATAGTCAAATCACCAAAATCAGTAGTATTACCAGTACTATTAATTGTTATATACTCAATAACATTATAATAAGTGACACCACTACCACCAGCAAAAACACCTCTTTCATTTGTACCATTAGATGTAGCGGCAATAGCAGCCTTCACCGCTGATAAATCCCCAAAATCTATAGCATTATCAGTTGTATTTATGGTTATGTAATCAATAATATTAGAATTTGAACCTGTATCACCGCCAGCAAATATTCCTCTAGGTGTCGGTGTAGGAACATCTAGATCCATAACCATTGAATAATGAGAATGTATAATTTCATCCCATAATTTTAAACCAGATGAGATATCTATATTAAATAATTTATCAATGTCTGCCATTAATTTTCCTTTTAAGCTACTGTAGCTATTACATAGTTTGGATTAAAAAATATTCTATCAGCATGTGTTGCTATACCAACTACTTGAACCTGATCTCCCGTACCACTTGGTTTAGTGTGTGTAAGTGCACCTGTAGTGGTGCTTACAAATAACATACCACCAGGACTCCAAGCCCAGGCATCGTTTCTAATAAAACCATAAAATAAGACTTTTTTGGCGCCGGTTCCTGTTTCAAGTGCTAATGCGGAACACGGAAGCAGCGCTGCAACATCAGCATCACATTCTATAAAATTACCATCGGTATCGAGGTGTAAAGCCGCGCCGACACCGGTAGAATTAGCATCAACCGTCATAGTAGCTATCATACCCGAAGCACCTAAATTACTAGCTGGGGCTGGTTCTAAAGATAGCTTATATTCATTAAGATCTAAATCCCCCCCGAGCTGTGGGGTTGTATCTTCTACTATGTTAGATAGTCCACCTCCCGCAGAAGCCTGCCAAGTTGGTGCTACAGCAGCCCCGTTAGAAGTTAATACATAAGTATCGGTACCGTGAATTATTTCTGTAATTTGCCCCGAACCATTTGAAGCAAATAATTTCCAGTTTCCAGCTGTGTGGTCAGTTGTTGAAATCATTGTATGAGAACGAGTATGCCTGGCGCCGGTGTTTTCACTTATACCATCATGATCGTGGAGAGTTGTGTCTCCGCCACCAGTTAATTCTTCAATTTGTGCGCCCGTTGCATCAACTATATCACTATGAGAAGTAATAGTGTGGCTCTCGTCGTGTCGTGCGGAGGTGTTTTCTGAAATACCATCATGATCATGAAGTGTGGTATCTCCGCCGCCGGTCAAGGTGTCTAATTCAGCGCCGGTCGCCGTTGTGTCTGAATGACTTACTACAGTGTGGCTCTCGTCGTGATGGGCGTCTGCATTACTTGTGTGAGTAGAAATATCTGAATCAATCTCGGTGCTTAAAGAGCCTGAGATAGTATCAACTTCACTTTCTGTGTAGTATCTTCCATCGTGGATGTGAAGTGAAGTTTCGCTTCCATCAGTTAATTCTGTTTCTTGAGCAGAAGTTAAATGATAATAATCATTAGCAGCACCGCCTTGTAGTCCCGACAAAGCATTGTGGTCGCTCGTTGAAAATTCAACTCTTGATATTGTTTCGCTTCTCCAATCTATATAATCATCACCATCATCAGTACTTCTGATCCTTGATTTTATATCATTACTATATCCAGTACTGGTTTGAAATATAACTGTCGCAACTGGTTTTATCTCTGGAAACAAAACATCATCTAAGACTAAACTTCTAATTTCTGTTAGTGCGCCTGTTCTCGCTTGGTTTAGTGTTGTATAATCGTTTTGACCCATTATGGAAATTATGGGATTATCTTTTTCAGTTGTAGCAAATATATGATATAACACAAAATCAAGATTAGTTACTTCTGTTAACTGCCAAGCTCCGCCAGTATATTCATTACATGCTAACCTTGTGCTTGATGTTCCATCAAATGTTCTTGCACTATAACCAATATTAGTATATTTTTGCCATTCAGCATTAACACCTAACATATAGTAAATTGGCAACCCAGAAGTAGAAGTAACTGGTGATATTGTTAAATAAACATCTTCGTCTGCTACTGATCCAGCACTGATACCAAATTGAGCATTTGTATTATCATCACCAGTACCATCAACACCCATAGTATTTAAACCCAGGCCGCTTAAATATTTTAGTCCTTCAGTAAAATGTAAATAATTATGTGTGCTTGGGGCCATGTTTTTTCCGTGTCTTTCTTCTCCGACATAGATAGCGGCGGAAGCAGACACATCCCAATATACAATAGAAACTAATGCTTTGTTTCTAATTAGATCAGAAATGTTACTCGCAGTTGGATTAGCGAGAGAGGTTAGTGTAGAACCATCATAATAAATAGTATGTATTCCTTCTTTTGTGTTATCAATTTGGGTAGTGTCACCGGTTGAAGTATATTTAACACCAGCAATCCAATAATTAAAGCTTGTAACCGTTGGTTGAATTGATAAAGTGTAATCTGGACTACTATCTGTCCATGTAATTGTACTATCTGTCCTATTCTCAAATCCATTTTGGTCCCAGTCGGAATCAATAACATCTGTTGGGTGGTTATGAAGAGCGTCTGCATCACTTCCATCGGTTAGAGTTTCTAACTCCGCGCCGGTCGCCGTTGTGTCTGAATGACTTGCTACAGTGTGGCTTTCGGCGTGATGCGCGTCTGCATTACTTGTGTGAGTAGAAATGTCTGAATCAATCTCGGAGCTCAGAGAGCCCGAGATGGTGTCAACTTCTGACACGGTATATTTATCTAAATCGGTGATGTTTGATTCGGTATGGTTATGTGATGTCGGGCTAAAACCAGTGTGACCCGCCGAGGTATAATCTAGTTCATTTAATTCTGAATGGTTAGTGGTTCCACCACCAGCACCGCCTGAAATTGTTAAGGTATTAGCACCATCATCATAAGTTAATTCAATATTATCACCAGCGACGAGTAAATTATTTACTCTATCATCAGTGGCTTCACTAAAATCAGAAACATCACTTGCAGTATGTCCATGACTTGTATCAGATTTGCCATCTATATTGGTTTGTAAAGAACCAGAAATAGTATCAACTTCCGATTCTGTATAATAATCCCCGGCAGGCTGAAATCCAGTATGCCCAGCCGAAGCATAATCTAATTGATCTAACTCTGAGTGATCTGTGGTACCTGAAGCAGAAGCTATTAAAGTATCAACTTCACTTTCTGTGTAGTATCTTCCATCGTGGATGTGAAGTGAAGTTTCGCTTCCATCAGTTAATTCTGTTTCTTGAGCAGAAGTTAAATGATAATAATCATTAGCAGCACCGCCTTGTAGTCCACTAAGATTATTATGAGATACTACTCCTCCTATTTCACCGCCTTGTCCAGCCGCACTGTGATCATGATCTGGTAAAGAACCAGTTTCAACATCTGTTATACCAACAAGTGTTGTAACTAGGTTTGTAGTTAAACTTCCACTAACGGTATTTAGACTTATTGTAGTAATATTTGGATTATAACTTGATGTAGATATAGCCCCGTAAGAATATCCATCTACCCCATTGTCTCCTCTTACTGCTCTGCCTATACTAAATACATCAGTATAATCGCCTGTTACACTAAACGAGGTTGCTGAAATGTATGTCGATGTTATTGCCATTTTATTACCGTCCTTTTTATATTATTAAATCAGTAGTAAAAATATATTTATCTTCACTTATTGTTTGTGTATAATTTACTTTTACTTTCATTCCGTGAATTCTATGTTGTGCATCTGTTTGCGCAGTATATAATTCTTCTGTTGTGAATGTATTAGTATTATCTGAACCGGTCTGGTAGTCTGCTTCGACCCAGGCTGCTGATCTTTCTACGCTCGAAATTCTAACTTCATCCATCACACCATCATAATAGTTAGATTCGTCTGGAGTTCCACCTGAACCTTCTTTAGCAGCACCCAGTGTCATATCTGATGTGAATGTGTTAATAGCCCCATATTTACCTGAAGTAGATGCTACTGAAGTACCATTACTATATAGTTTAGCATCACCGGTGCTGTTTGACCATGTTCCGGTTTGCATATACCAAGTTCCATTTGATATTGCTCCGGCCGACAAATCTATATCAGAGAAAGTTCCTCGTAAACTAAATGCCATATTCGAGCCAGATGTATATAACCTATAGAGCGTATCTGCTACCACTGTTGTTGTATCTGATCCATGTTTAGACACAACGACATTACTGTCCACATGGCTCTCATCTTTACGCCAGGCTTGTACTGTAATAGCTGCTGTTATCGGATAACCATTGGCATCGGCTATATCTGAATTAGTTGCCTCAAAGTCATATCCGTAGCCTATTTTAGCAAGCGGAGTATCTGTGACAGCCGTACTTAAATCATCAGAATACTTACTATCAAGTCCACTATTTAAATGATATACAGCCTCATAATCATCATCAAAGATTAGATTACCATCACCATCAGCATGAACATAAGTGGTATTGTTTGCTTTACTGCTATCATAATACAAATATATAGTTGTATCACTACTATTTGATATAGACCACCCGGTTTTAGATACCCACATGACAGCATATTCACCAACACCATCCCACCATTCAACCTCGCAATGTAGTGGGTTTTGGTTGGCGTCTGTGAATTGTATTTTATATTGACTATCACTTATCTCATCAAAAACTGAACTAACATCTTGACTTGATTGTCCTACTGATGTACCAAGTTCTACCATCAATGGAAACCATGTTAATGAAGAATCAAATTGATCTTTATCAATTGTAATTTTTATTCTTTTGGCCCAAGTTCCATACCAAGATGGATTAGGATTAGCGGCTTGTGCCACATATACTTTAGCGTCTACTCCCGCAATATCTGACCAACCCCATGTGCTTGGTGCGTTAGTATCATTTGTAATATCCCACCAATACCATATCCCTGTAGTTGGAACATTAATTCTATTGTGTTCATCACCATCTGAAGCACCAAGAAATATTGGTACCATATAATGTGTAGTGGCTCCTTTACCCACTGTTGTAGTAGCGCTAGATAATACTCCTACTTCAACTGTGTTAATTTCCCCTGAAGCAGTTGTATAATCATGTGCTGTTCCTTTAAACCATTTAGTTGTTTCTTTAGCTACAGTAGCTGTATCTCTATACGCATAAGTAACTTCATTACCATCTATTGCATTAGCATCGTTAGTCCAATAAGCACCAGCATCTGAACCAGTATCATAAGTATATTCCTCTTGTACTCCAATTGTCCCTAACATCAAATAATTAGACTCAGTCCATCCCTGTGGTCCTGCTAATACACTAGTGGCAATACTTAAATTTTGAAAATCTATTTGCCATAATAAATGTGATCCTGATACTGTAGGAACAAGATGTAATCTACAAAATCTACCAGTAGTTTTGGTTGGGAATTGAGCAGTATTAGTTCCTACATTTAAAGACCAATAATTTCCAGATGCTGTTGTTTCATCTATACCTTCTATTAACAAGCCCCCACTTGTGATATCATGACTTCCATCAGTTGACCAATAAGTATAATCGGTTCCATTACTTGAAGTGGATATATAAACATCTGTTATATCTTGAGTATATATTGCAGCTCGTCTAGTTTGAAAATCTACAGGGTATTCGAGTGTTATTGTATAGCCAGTATTTAATAAATCATAAGTAATACCGTCATTATCAATTAATCCATCTGTTAAATCATATAAAGCTATTGATTCTGAGGTAATATTATGTCCGGGGTAATCATCATAAACAGCTATTTTACCTAATGTGGTTTGTGCTCTTGCATAAACATCAGCATAATTACTATTGCGCCAATCTAATATATCAGCAGACAATGGAATACCGGATGTCCCAGTGTAATCCCATTCTGTTGCTATAATACCACTAATAGTAGTATCCTGATCAGCATAACTTGTAAGAGCAATTATATCTTGAACTAAATCAGGTATATATTTTCTTTCCCATGAATATAATGTCATTATATTTATTCACTCCCCGTATCTATTACCCAGTAATTAACTGTTCCATCAGCTAAAACTTGATAAGTACCTAAATAATATGTATATTGATTAAATGTATGTAAATTATATGGTGTTGTGCTACCACCGGGCCGTAATCTTTTTACATATTTACCAGTTCTAAGCCAATTAATTGTAGCACTTGTTGTTGCTGTTCTAGCTGAGCTGTAAATAGCATCAGCTTCAACTCTTAATTTAATGGAATGACCTATACGACTATAATTCCAAGTTCTTGTGTCTGATGTTGATATACTATAATTAGTACTTTTTTCTCTGGCATAATAAAGATGAGAGGGTCTAGTAATACCCTTCCAAACATAATTATAATCACCTAAAAAACTATTCATCACCCAAATTTCTGATTCGGCTTCATAATATGTAATGGGCCCACCGCTACTAGCACTATATGTTATTTTAACAGTACAATTTCTTGACCCCGTGTCAGTCCATCCTCCTGGGGTGCCTGCTGCCCCAGGTACAGTAACTCCAGTATGACCCACAGTTTTTGATACATTACCAGCACCATTACTTGTAGAAGTAACACCCATATTATAAGTTGCTGTGTTATATACCCATTGATAGTCCCAAACTTGTGTACCGTAAAAAAATGTTCCGCCAGCATTATATGCATCACTTCTAATTCTAATAACATGAGCAGCACTACTTAAACCAGATATATCTATTGTTACAGTAGTAGTACCTATACTAGCACCATGATTATAATAATAAGCACCGCGGGGGGTACCATCAACATAAACATAATATCTAGTTGTTCTATAATAGTATTGATTAGTGGTACCGGTTCCTCTATATGATCGTAAATTTATACTAAAAACAACTCTATTAGTATTAGGCGGTGTTGTATAATTTGATGAATATATAGGAGTACTGTCTGATGATGAAGTTTTGGTTTGATTAATTGTTGTTGAACCTGAACCATCTGTTAATACTAATTGTGCATATGGTCTAAATCTCCAATCACCATTTGCTGTCTGTTGTATATTTCTTACTTCTAATCTAAAGGATTGAGATTGTAATTTATATGTAGTATTATAGCACTGTAAATTAGCAGGTGACAATAATATTAGTGGTTGTTGTGGAAAATAACCTACATATGCATATGTATTATTATCTACTGTTCCACCCGTAACTTTTCTTAAAGTTCTAAATTCTCTATGTCGATTTGATAATGAATCCCAAAGAAAAGTTTTAAGGTGTTGAGCATCCATTATCATATAATCTTTACCGTCTGCTACACTACCATCAGATTGTATTCCACCATCTTCAGCCATCATTAAAACAGCATGATTACTAATATTTTCTGTTCGCAGCATGAAATTTCCATCACCGGCAAGCAAAGTACCACCCTCAAGAATTTCTAAGTAACCATCACCACTTATAGACATATAATTATTTACACCATCAGCATATAAGAAAGGATTAGTTGTTCCGCCGATGCGTATAAGTTCATTATCTAAATCAATCATTACACCGGAATCATCTGTTATAGTATTACTCTGTATAAGACCAGCAGTAACTACACCGAGATTGGCTGATATAGCTGCAAGTTCATCTGCAACTATTAACTCTGCTATAACTTCTCTATAAGGAACTAATTCATTAATAGTTACTGTTAGTCCAGGCGCAGAAGTAATATACATTCTAAAATCAGTTGCAGTTGTTCGTTCTGGAAATTTATAAACACTTTTTGAATTAGAAAGTTTTACATAATTATCACCGGCTATTGTAGAATTAGCATGTTCAGTTAAATAATCATAATTTTCTAAAACATGCTCTCCATCCACTACATCTGAAAAATAAGACCAACTATCTCCATCATCAATTGATAAAGTAAAATAACAATTTATTGCTGGACTATTATCATCTTTCCAAATGACAACTCTATCTTGAAAATCTTGCATAGCATAACTATATTGTATCCAAGTTTCAGTACCAGATGTAGTAAAAGTAAAACCACTAGTAGTAGTATCTCTATCATATAATACTTGTAATTCAGTATTAGTAAATCCAGGTACACTTGTAGACATTTCAATTGATGTTGTTAATTCAATATCTATATCGGCCGCATCTACTACTTTTTTAGGATCATTCCCAGTTAAAACAGAAGATTTTGTGCCGGCCCCAAATAAATCATATGGTTCACATTGAACATTATAAGATAAATCTGGGTCTAACTCAGGAATAAATAAAGCTGTGCTGCCTTTAGCCAATTCACCTACGGATGTGGTTGGTGGATTATTAGCATCACAATAGATTTTTGTTTTTTCATAATCATTGTCAGATGGAACTATATTATCTATTTCTATATTAAGTGCTTTATAAGCCTCTGTAACATCTGGTGTTAGTCCCGCCATACTAGGATCAGGATTAGACGCAACTAAAGTAGCCGCTGTTGTTGATTTCTTATCGTAAACATCTCTTGTATATGCTTTAAATTTAAGCTGCCTTATAGCGGTACCACCATTATCAGCCTCATTCCAATCATACCAATAAGTAAAACTTTCAGTTGTAAGTTGTTCTGTTCTTAAAAGAACATCTGCAATAGTATATGTTTCTATTACATAATCTTTAAAACGATATACTGTACCTGAAACAGTATCCCATTCAATTTCACAATCTTTACCATCAAATGTAGAGCCCCCACCTTTAACTTGTAATCCTGTGATATTTGGTAATGGATCAGGATCTCCGTAAATAGCAACATCAGATAGAGTTAACCAGTTAGAATTACCTATTGTCCCTCTAGCTCTAGTGCGAAAATCCCATGTTCCGGAAGAAACAGGTCTTAAATCTATTCCATTATCACCGGTTTCGCCGGTTCCTCTTGTACCACCTCTTCCAGTCCAAACTTCATTTAATGAGTTATTTCTTGCCTGAAATTCATAAAAATAAGTTCGTGGATCTGGTGAATGTTCCCAAGAAGCCAACACACCAAATTGTTGATTAGAAGCACCATCATGATAAGTATATTCTTCTACTGCCAAATTAGTAGGCGGGTCTAATTTACCTGTAGGTATTCTTATAAATGGTGGATCATCAAAAAATAAACCTTGTTCAACTATAGCAAATTTATTAGGATCATGAATAATAGCATTCATTTCATATAAATGAGGCTCTTTTTCAACTACTGACATAATTCTAAAAAGTCTTGCTTCCAAATTAGTAGCTACCAACATCCACACTGAATTAGCGGCAGGTTCCTCATCAAATGTACCATTTATTTCTATTACAATGCGTTCACTTGGAGATCCCTCATCTACATCGTTTTCTTGTAATGTACCTGAGGATGTAGTAGTAAATAAAGTGTAAGCTTCTCCACCTTCAATTTCTACTGAGTTATCTAATGTTACAGTAGTACTAGTTGAAGATACTACTCTACCACCAAATCTAACTTGGGCGTAGTCTGGATCTAATATTTTTACAACTTCACCAGGAACACAATCTGCATGATCAAACCCAGCTCGGTAAGTAAGCATTTCAGTTTGATTTATATCAGTATATAACATCCATCTACCAAAACGATGTGCTTGTCCTCTACTTGTACACCCATAAGCCACTACATCAACTTTATTATAACCATATCTGTTTATACCCGCAGCATCTTGTACAACCTCAACTACCGGTCGACAAAAATCAGAAGGATCATTCCATGTAACATGACATACTGTATGTCTCGCTCTTAATCCAGAACCCTGATATTCGAAAATTCCGCCAATAACATTAGCAGCTGTAACTAATCTTGTAGGATCTATTGGCATATCAGGAGAAACAGTAGCCACACCAGTTCCCCAATATGGCATAGATCTAAACACTGATGCTGCCATATTTAATACATGATAAGCTTCTTTACTAGTCTCTATAGTCCCATTAAATGTGAAACGGCGTTCACTGTCTCCAAAACCATCATCTACTTCACCATCACAATAATATCCTGCTGTATAAAGAGCCCATTTATCAATATATTGTGGTTCAATACCAAGGCCGTATCTTGTATTAGTTAGCAAATCATAATATATCCAAGCCGGATTATTGCTATATTCAGTTTTAAATGTACCATTCCATGTACCTGAATAGGAAGTAGTAAAATTAGTATCAACAATTTCTGGATAATAATTGTTAGGGATTTGTATTTTAATACCTTTAAGATCATAAGTACGAGACGGTGCTGTTCTACCAAAAAATTCAGCATCAACTTCATAAGCTATATAAGCTGTATCAGGATAAATAAGTTTTTCATTAATAATTTCAGTATAAGATGACCAATAAGTTGCATTTGACAAATAACTACTTTCACTATCAGCAGTTATTCTACTAACTCTTATATCCCAAGGGCCAGAACCATAATTAACAAGATCAGAAATTCTAATAGAAAATTGATACGGTGCAGTACATTTTCCAGTTTTAGTTATATTTTTAACAGTTTGCCAACCGGTTCCGTTAGGATTAACACCAATAGTTAATTGAACTGTGGTTCCGCTTATATCACCAGTTGTAACATCAGTTGATGATAATGACATTATAGTAAGAGTAAATCTAACATCATTTACATCAGAAGAAGATACAGATCTTACTATAGGCCCGCCATCTTTTGTAATTTCAGTACCAACTGATACTTCGCTTTCTACTACACTAAATCCATTAACTATTGATTGAGAATTTGTACCTTTTCTTTCGTAATAATTAACACCACCATAATTTAAATCACCAATGGCATTTTCAAGCGGAACTTCATTTAAATAAATACTTTTAGCACCATCATATAAACCAAAAATCTCACCTTCACTTAATAAATCTATGAATCTTAATGTATTTTTACTATGTAAATTATTTGGATCCTCTACAGGTGTTCGTGGTGGATCTTCTTCATCCCCACCGCCAGAACCTTCTATAATTATATCTTTAATTTTGTCTATTGACATATTATATATCCTCTGCTTGTAATGCGGCTGATAATACTGTGGATCCTTTTGTAAACCTACCGTAAACTAGTGGAATAACTCCACCTTGTTCCATTGTATTTACTGGGCCATTAAATAAAAATGATCGGTTTTCTGCAGGGCGATCTGGCTCTACTGTAGTTGGGTTCTCTGGTGTTGGAGTTAATAATGTTCCTAAACCAGAAAGTACCAAACCAATTCCTAAATTTATTAAATATCCACCTATGGGTCCACCAACACCATAAGCAGTTAACACAGCGCCTACAACAATTAAAATAATACCTAAAATAATTTGAAACCAACCCTTACCATTTCTGTCAGCACCTTCTATTACTGGTGCTATGTGAAAATCACCCGTTTGGAAATTCATTTTGACAGTTTCTTCATTAAGTTGTTCTGTCTTTTCTAGATCTGCTTCTGTTTCAGCAAGAACTTCGCCTCTACATACCTGATATTGTCCTTCTTTTTTGATATGGCTTTTAAAACCTGGGAAATTAGCTTCCATTGCTCTGATGGCTTCCCCAATTGAAGAAACAGCTAATTTATGAATTTTACCAAATTTCTCGCCCAAGTCACCATAAAGATAAATATTTCTAATTGCCAATTCCATTTATAATTTCCCCACTTTGATTGGTCTAATAACTGCATCTACAACTTTCATCCAATTTAATACTGGTTCTCGTCGTGATAATTTTCGTGCTAAATGATGGGCCATTAATCCTTGTCCAATATAAATGGCTGAATGATTCCATACTTTACTCCTGTTTAATTTAAATAATAAAAAATCACCTTCTTCTAATCCACTATTTTTATCTACAAAATTCATTTCCTTAGGTACAAGAATAGATAATCCTTCTTCGAAATGAGCTTTGGCTTCTGGATTATTCCAAAAATCCCATTCTCTAGGTACATTAGGTAATATAACATTATATTTAATTTTAGCTATATCTCGTACTAATGTGAAACAATCATAAATACCAGAATGAAATGGTCTACCATAAAGTTCTTGTATTTCTAATTGATCCCCCCAAAATAAAACTTCATGGGGAACTTTGTTTATTAGATTAATAATACCCCACGGAACTGCTGTATTAATTTGAGCAGTCATATCTTTCATAGAAGCCATGGCAAAATCATTATGTGAATGAATAATACATTGTATTTTACCTAAACGCTCATATTTAAGATAAGTACTTGTATGTATTTTAAAATTATTATCTGGATTTTGTGCTATATTTTTACATGGATTATAGATATTATTTACTACTATACCACAACTTTCTTTTGGGAATTCGTTAATAGCATGTTTTTTAGCCGCTTTAATAATAGATTTTGAAAAATAGTTAATCATTATCTTGTTCTCCCCACACCAGGAAAAGCCCTTGTCGGAAGTTCCCCGTAATCACCAAATCTAAGTTGGCAATCAGTTAATTTTCTACCACAGGCATCATCTTCTGGCTCACTCTCAACATCACCCGATATATCCCAATAACTTGATCCAGTATATGGACAAGTAGCGTGAGTATAATCAAATCCCGATGCAGTTGTGTCATAATATCTATAAATATGTGTACAAGTATCTCTCAAAACTTGTCTACCGGGTATTTTTTTACCTTCATAATCCATATAAGCAGCAAGTTCAAACTCTATAAATTCTCTGTTCTGAGCTGATTTACGCTCTATAACATAAATATCAACTGGAAATTCAGCTGAGGCATCAGCTAATGGTTCTCCATCGAGATATTTTGAAAAAGTTCTCTTGCGTCTAACTGTAGCTCCTAACATATCTTCATAAGTATTTAGAGCCGCTCGTAAAGTTAATTCCTGGCTATTTAATTTAATTTTTGGTTTAGGTAACTGACCTGTTCCTTTAAGTTCCCAACCGGTACTATCCATATCTAACGGAAAAAATGTTTGATTTTGAAAATGAACTGCCGTCCCAGATATTGTTCCCTCAACAAATCTAAATACGGCTCCACCTAAATCAGTGAGATCTAATTCATATAGAATTACAAGTGTTCCTACATTTGGTTGTTGCCAATCTGATTTTATTTTTGCATTTGTAGTCATTATTTACCTTTAGAGATCATAGACTTCATCTAATTTTGCTGTAAGTGTATCATTATGTGCGCCATCAAAGTTTCTACTCCATTCGGAACAAGTAAATTGTTTGGTTGAACTCTCACGGTAGGGAATCCAATTAAAAGCATCCCAACCACCACGCGCTTCAAAAAAAGCTTCTAATGTATCTATATCGTCTTTATTTTGACCAGCCCATGTTAAAGACCATTCAGATGGTGTGTTGTTTAAACCGTCTGCTGCGCGCTGACTATAACCGTCGCCAAATTCATTCTTCAAAATACGAGCATTAACTTTTTTAGAACTCGACATTGATGGTGTTATATCAGGTAATGTAGTATCAGCCATTATGCACTCCTATTTAACATACCCCCAGGGCGTAGTTGTTCCCTGAGATTTGAATTAAAATTTTGTTCTACTAAATTTGCTATATCTTTACCAAGGCGTTTTCTGTCTTCATCATCACCTGATTCACCTTGGCTATTACCGTTAGAGGTCACTGATACATTAATTGTAGTATTTATAGTGTTACCAAATCCACCTGCTTTATCTAACGGCACAACGGCTTCGGTTCCATGTAATATGGCAGGATAACCAGAGGTTGGGCCACTAAGTATGCCCCCTTCAGCTGCTTGTGGTGCTGTACTTCCACCACCTCCACCACCTCCCCAACCACCGAACGAAGAAGTAATACCTTTCAATGCATTTAATATCATTTGCTGTATGATCATTTTAGCTATCATTCTTAAAAAACTAGCAGCAAACTCTTTAAAACTCTTTTTAGCACCATCAGTGGCGGATATGAAATCTAACATTGAATCTGCTAATCCAGAAGATAATGATTCAATTGCACTTTTATAAACATCTGTTATTAATTCTACTGATGTTTTAGTATTTTCTGCCCATTTCTCTAAACCACTTTTATTAATGGTATCAAGGCTTTTTTGTAAATTATCATTAAGGATAAATTTAGCATCAATGAATTGCTGCTCACTAATAAGTTTTTGATCTAACATTTCTTTAAATTTTACAAGATCATTAGTATATGCCTGAGTAGCCGCTGCAGCTTCTGCAGCTCTATTTTCACCTTGTTTTTGTAACCACTCTATCGAAAGAGCATTCATAGACTCCATATATGCTTTAGCTGCTTCATCTGTTAAAACACTTTTTCTTAATTCAGATAATCTATTAATCTGTTCAACTTGTGAATTATAGGCTTCGGTATATTTATCTTTAATATTACTGATAGCATTTATGGAAGATTGTCTTTCTATTTCAATTTGTATTAATTTAGCAGCATGGGCATCTCCTTCCATACTAAGAATTTCAGCTCGTATTCCTAAAGATTGCTGCATAATATTAAATTGTTCTCTATTTCTTTTTTCGGCAGCATCTCTTTGAATTCTAGATATTTCAGCTTGATGTCTCCGAACTTCATCAGTTTCAAGCTTGCCAAAGCTCTTTCTAAGTGAAATTTTTTCTGCCCAAGTTTTTTTAACTAAATCAATTTCACCTTTTTGAAATAATTCAGGATTTTTCTTTTTGGCTGCCTCCATAGCTGCAATTTCTTCATCTCGTACTCTCTTAAGTTCTTCTATAGTAACTTTACCTATTTCTCTAATTTTTGTTAATCTAATACGGTGTTCCTCATCGGCTTGAGCGATGGCAGATTTGATATTTTCACCACGCAGTTTTAACATGGAAGTATTATGTTCTGCAGTAAATTTTTCAATATTTTTATGGAATCTTCTAAATTTCTTAACACGATTACGAAATTCAATATCCATAAATATAGAAGCTTCACCAAGATGAGCAATTAATTTTTTTATAGCTTCTCTACCTTTTTCTTGAGTTTTAGTAGGATCAATCATATCTGGAAGTTCAATACCAACCCAAGCATTTTCTGCAGATTGTTTAATATCTTTCATAGTTTTATCATATTTAGCTTTAGCTGCATCCAAAGCTTTTGATACTTCTTCTTTAGTTTTATTTAATTGATTCTTAGCTGCACTAAAACTACCACTAAGAACTAACATAGTAGTGTGTGCTAAACCACCCATACCTTGTGTTACTGCAATAATTTGATCTCCTACTAATGTCAAAGAAGCCCAAAGTTCCTTGGCGCCAGTTATAACTAAAACCATAAATTTCTGACCAGTTTTGGTAGCTAAGACAAATTGTGCAATTAACCAAGTTACTACACCCACTAAACCTAAAGTAGCAGCTGTAGTACTAATAAGTGCAGCACTAATTCCAATAATAGCAGCATGTAAAGGTCCAAATGAAATACCAAGTGATAAAAGTAATCTACCAGCTGCTGCCAGAGGTCCGGCTATAAGACCAGTAAGGGCTTTTCTAATAAGATTAATAGCACCGGCAAATAAAGAAGTTTTACCAGTGGCACTCGTTAAAAATGGCAAGAAAATATTTGATAATTTACCAGCTATCATACTAAATAATTTTAAACCTAATAAAACACCAGCAAATTTTAATGCCCAGCTATCAAAAGCCGCACCGATTTTTATTGTTATAAGTGTAAATTTACCTAGAGCTTTAGCTATAGTACCTACATCTTCTCCAAAAGCTACTAGAGCGTCTTTAGCATCGCCGGTCCTCAAAATCTCAGTAAGGTCTTTCATTGTGGTCACAAAACTTTCTAATATACCAGCCCTAGCTAATTCGTTCTTTAATTCTATCCAAGCATTCTTAAAACGATTAATAGATGCCTGAGCACTAGTAGCAGCTTCAACAGCGGCTTCACCAAATTCACGCCTTAGTGCTCTACCAAATAATGGTAGAAAATCTTTAGCAAATAATTGACCTGTCTCAAGTAGAGCATTTAATTGCTGATCAGTTACACCTAGGGCCTTGGCCGCAATTTGGGCTGCACCAGGCAGTCTTTCACCTAATTGGCCACGCAATTCTTCAGCCTGTACTTTACCTTTTGACATAATTTGAACTACAGCTCTCATCGCAGCCCAAGCATCATCTTGAGAAAGTTGCAAAGCAGTAGAAGCCTCTGCTATACCAAGATAAATATCTTTAACATCCCTTAGATCTACAGCGGCAGATTTAGCAGCTGCAGCTAATTGTGAATAACCTTTAATTTGATCAACATAAATTAAACCTAAACGCTCGGATTCATCAGCCAGAAATTTCTGAGCTGCCGCTACATCTTCAAAACCTGCTAAAGAAGCAAATAAAGTTTTATTTAATCTATCAATTTCAACACCAGTTTGAATAATATTAGAAATAAGACCAGCAGCCGCTCTAATAGAAAACATACCAATTATAACTTTACTTAAACCACTAAAACTACTAGCTAATTTTTTATTATTATCTATCATAGTTTTAGTAACTTTTTTATTATCTTTAATTAATTTCTTGGTAGTTTTACCAAAAGATCGTTCAATGTTTTTAGCTGTTTTACCTACTGATTTTTCTACAGCCAAAAATCCTTTTCTAACATCAGTTTTTAATTGACTAGTATTTGTTTTCCAATTTAAATTCAAAGATTTACTTCTTGGCATGTTTTCGTCCTTGTTTGGATTTCTTTTCACTCTCAGCTTTTATGCGTTTTTGGTCTGATTTACGCATAGCTGCAAAATAAGAAGCTATTTTCTGTGAAAAATTCCACCATTCTTCACGAGGAATATCAGACCAGACCATAGCTTTTTCAATACCATAAGCCGATATACTTTCACCATTATAAATCATATCCCTAAATCTTAATATTAAATTTATTACAGGTAAATTATTAATATGTAGTTTCGGTATAGGACAATTAGTATCACAATCATACTTCATCTTATCTTTAAAAGTTATATCTGTGGCAGGATGTTTTCTTAAACAATTCTCACAAGTATGCCTAATAGGGTTGCTTTCGTGTTCAGCAACCCTTATTAGTTTTTTATTTCATCATCTAAAGTAGCAGTTACTGATCTAGCATGCGTAAGAATAAACTCCCTGACTTCAGGATAAAAATCATATAAAAATTTCTTATTAATCTTAGTATATTTAAAAACTTTATCCTTTTCAGTTATTCCCTTCCAATCTATTAAACAATGATCAAATTGTTCATAAACCATATCCATAACTTCTGGAGTTTTGTGGTTTGAAAACGGAAAAGAACCAATTTTAAACTGAACCTCATCATCATATTTATACCATTTTTCTTTTAAGAAATCACGATTTATTTCCATTTTGTTTCCCCCTATAAATTTAGATTATTTTTAAACCAATGCTAATTCACTAGTGCCATTGAAACTATAAGACACACGAACAACATCCTCTGGATCAGTAGATACATTATGACTGGTAATATAAACATCACCTTCATAATAATTAGTAGCGGTATCCATATAAAAACGAACACCAGATACCAAAGTACTAGCAATCTGAGCCTCTCTTAAAGCCACCTGACCATCAGTATCATCTTTATCATAAATACCTTCGAACGAACCAGACCATTTATTAACAGCAAGACCATGAGTTACACTCCAGGTATCACCAAATACCGGCTGTTCAATCGGATCAGATGTAATATCGATGCTCCAGTTATATAAATCTTCAACTGTAACTGTACCATCACTAAGTTTAACACTTGCATTTCTTCCGTGCAGAGCCATTTTTTTTATTTCTCCTTATTTATATTTTCAAACTGTTTTTTTTGTATTATTTTCCGGCCGGACATACAATAAAATAGTTTATGACATTCTTTTTATAAAGTAATGCCATTTTAATTTCTTAATGTATTATAAGTAACATCATTTTTAATACGGATATCGAAAATAAACGAAGAGATTGATCTTGTTTCAGTACCACTCTCCCAATATTCAATATCACTATCAATCCAAGTATCCTCTACATAAGTATTATCAGAACTATAAAGAAAATAAACTACATCGTGGGCGAGTTTTCGGACAGAGTTTGTATTCCTTAAACCATCATTCTTGATAAACCCATAAATTTTTATAGTTATTTCAGCCATAATTTTAGTGCCTAATGCTTCAGAAAAATTCTCTTTATAACATTCAAAACATACAGCAGGTAAGTGACCTTCTAATTCCCCAGCAGAAAAAATCCCATGCCTTATAGTAGGTCTATAACTATAATCATTGATAGGATCAATATGATCTTTCATGTCCTGTTCAAAAGTATCCAATATTTCATTATAGGATTTCATTAATTGCTCTCCCATTCTTCCGTAATATGATCTAGAATGATTTGATTTACTCGATCTTGTTTTTCTTCAGCACTTGGAAATAAAAAAGGTTGATATTTTTCAACATGAGCGGCATATTTAACTGATGCTTCAATAGTAACCATTTCATTAGTGATTATACTAATAATATTATCTCTTAATCTACCAGTTCGAACAGGTGCTTTTCTTTTGGCTTCTTTAACTATTTCCTCAAACGCAGGTTTAAAACCTTTAAAAGCGCCAGCTACTATAATCTTATCAGCTATTTTAAGAAATTCTTTAGATTTTTTATCTAATCCAAAAGTTATCATTATAAAGCACCTTTGATACGATAACGATTTAAAACACTAATATTTTCTGGTAAAAATTCATCAACAATAAAAGCACTATCCATACTACCACGGGCAGTATCTTCTCTACGAAAAGTTGCACCTTTGGTAGTTCTATTACGAAATAATCTACTTACTTCCTTAATACAGACCAAAACAAGATCTTTAGGTATAATATTATAACCAGCATTATAAATAATTTTGATATTTTGAGTATATTTAGCAAATGTACTATTATATAATATTATTTTATTATTATCTGCTGAACGATATAAATCACTACTGATTTCAGTTGAATCCGCCCAATCCCAAGCACTATCTTGCCATATACCAGATATAGTAGTGATAGGGTAATGATCAACAAATAATTCTTTAGAACCTTTTCCGTCATAATATTCTACATAAGTAGATTCCTTAAAAACAATATTACAATAAGTTTCTATTTGTTTAGATATTTGATTAATTAATACTTCAAATAAATCATCATCTGCATCAGTAGCTCCTTCACTATCTCTAAGATCCATATAGAGTTTTACATCATCTACATTACATAGAGCATTATCGTCTATATTTGACATAAGCTTTCTCCTTCAAGCATTTATCACATCGGCAAGTTTTGCTTTTTTTACATCCTACATTATCTCTAATCATCTTATCATTATAGTTATTTTTCATAGTCCCTCATTGGTTGGGAAGGGCCCAAAAAGGGCCCGACCCGTTAATTAACAAATATTTATGTCTTAGCAATCCATTCAACATAAGCACCAGGTAGTACAACTGCACCATCCCAGCGTGAATTATTAATAAACTGAACCATTTCCTCTTTCATTTTAATGTATGGGTTAACCTTCATAGTCATACCTCTACGCCTTCCAAGAGCGTAAGCCTTTCTCAGATTTCCAAAGAAAAAGCCAGTATCAGCAGCTGCTGGTGTATTAGTCATCTGCGGAACTTCTGCCATTAAGTAGTTATAAATATTTTCTGGGTCAGTACCATTAGGCATTTGATAGATTAGTCGGTTAGAACCATCTTTCATTGTACGAACATAATAAGCCATAGACTTATCCAAATAATATTTCGCGCCTACTCTACGAGGAGCTTCAATCTGAGTAATAGCACTTGCAAAATCAGTATAAGTAATCGCTGAATAAGCGCCTGAGCCAGAAATAGTTGCTCCGGCATTACCCTTCAAAGAACTAGTAAAAGTAGTTCCTACAAAAACCTGTTTATCAATTTCTTGACCCTGAGCTTCTGCAAATAATTCCGTCAGCCAGGAAACGATATCAACAAAACTATCTTCAACAAGTTCGGTCGAACTTTCGGAATAAGCACCTAATCTCTTAGCAGATAAAGTAATTTGATCCACTGTAGGTTCGCTTTCACTATTAGCACTCTTTTCATTAGCCCAATCAACACTTACAGCCCCATTTTCTTTTGGAATAAGGGTAGTATCAGTGGACATAGGCCAAATACGACAATCCTTAATAGCTACAGAATTCAAACGAGCCAATGCTTGCATTTCTGTTTCCCAAATTTCAGGGACAGTATAACCACCTTGAGCCGCTGTACCTTCATTGAGAGCTGCCTTATCATTAATCATTACATCTATTGCAAATTTAGCTATATGCTCTTTCTGTTCATCTGGAACTGTTAAGATAGCACCTTGACTTTTCAAATCATACCCTTTATATATAAAATCTGTAGTTTTTTCTTCACCAGGAACTGATAAAGAAACTTTCTTACCAGCAGATTTACGAAGAGTTTCCATCTCAGCTTTTAATGCAGTATTATCTTCTTTCATCCTAGCGATTTCCTCGCGAGTTTCTTCTTTACCTTCATTGAATTCCGCTTTGTTCATTCTTTCAAAAATCATACCAGCGAGTTCATCTTGAAACTTTGTAAACTTTTTAGCGTCCATTATTCTTCCTCCAATAGGTCATTGATTTCATCTTCATCAAATCCCATTTCAGTTAATATCTCTTTAGTATCATCTTCTGTGAACTCATCAGTTTGACTCTCTTTGTCCGAAGACGAGATGTCCTTTTTATAGCTCTCGAAGATACTATCTAAATAAGATTTATTTTCTTCTCTTATTTCTTGTAATCTTTGGTCAATTTCTTGATTCATTTTAGTTAATATATCTAAAGACAATTTCTTAGTATCAGTATCATCAATATTATCTATTATATCTTCATATTGTTCAATGGCTTTTTCATAATATAAATTCCATTCATTTAATTCCACCTCATCAATAATACCATCTTGTAAAGCTTTATCAACACTTAATGCTTCTTGATTTACGCCAATAGGACATACAGATAATTCTAATAAATCAGTCTTGTGGAAAATTCTATATATTTTACTATTAGGTTTGTTTCTACCAGGATATTCGGTTTTACTATAATCTGGTGTAAAACCTACCGAAACCGCATTTAAATATCCACCTTTAACTAATTTATAAACCGTATCGGCAAAACCGTATTCTTCAGGTTTGGCGAATTGAACTCTCATTTTCATAATATCGCCCCTTTTAGAAATTTTTACTGTTTTACCTACAGGTAAACCTCTTCTATCATGAGCCCATAAAACAACAGGGTTTTTTTTATAGTTAGCAGTTGTGAGACCACTAACTTTTAAAATTTCCCCATCACGATCTATAATTTCTTTAGTAGCAATAAAATCTACAGTTCTATCTTCTTCTTTATTGGCCTTCATTTTTAAGGTAGTATAAAATCTTAAATGTTTTGCTTCCATTTTCTTCTCCTTCTTTTACTTATCACGCCATTTTTGTTGACAGACAGCATATCGTTGTTTATTATCCTCAAATTCATTATTCCTTATTACTTTTGATAATTTCATCATCTTCACCACTAATAATAAATTCAGTTTTAGTATTTAAAAATTCATATAATTTTTTAATATTATTAATCTTTTCATCTTTATTCTGATTTTCTACAGAAATAATTTCATTAATTTGTTTAAAAATAATAGAATTTAATCCGAAAATGTTTTTTATAGATTTCTTTTCAAATGATTCTAAAGCCTGTTTTAACCTATTATCTTCTTTTTCAAGTAATTTATCTACTTTTTCATGTTTTAAAAAGATTTTTATTACTTTTCCGCGCTGTAATACCAAGAAATTCTTTAGTTTTTTAACTAGTTGATTGTTTTGGGTTTTTACTGTCCTCTCAGATGCTTCAGGTTGGACGATCTTTTTTTCTGAATACTCAGGTATGTCTTTTTCAGTTGATTTTCTAGGATCATTTGCTTGAGTAGTGCTTCTACCAGTTACAGCTGCTGCTTCGGCCATATCTTCAGGAATCATGATACGGGGTATTAATCGTTTATCACCATCATCTTCAGGCATACGAAGACCAAGTCTTGTATTAATTTCATTGCGTGTATAACCCATTTTCCAAAGTTTTGTAGCAGCGTCGAGAGTATCATTAAGATCTTTCTTTAATTCTTCTACCACTGTCAAGTCAAATTTACAACTTAATCCTGGATAATAAATATCCAGTAGTGAAGCATTAATTTTTTCTTGAATACGGACAGTTTGGGGTTTTAATGTAGTTTGCCATAAAGACCTCAATGCTGTATCAGCAGTTGCTCTATCAATTTTATCAGTTACTCCCACCACAGCTTTATGAATACCCAGAACAAGCAAAATTCGATCTCTAATGGCGTCTCTACCAGCAATAAATTCTAAATCAGCCATAGTTTGACCTAATTCTCTATACTTCATGCCGCCTAATAATGCACCAACTTTATAAGCTTTTTCCGAACCCTGATGTTCTTGTTTCCACATTCCTAAAATTCTTCGCATTTCTTCTAAAGTAGTACCAACTTCTTTGTCAACCTCGATTACCCCACTTAATTTTGTGCCGTTTTTGAATACTCTCTTACCAAGCTCGGCTGCTTCTTTATCAGTTGCATATTCTATTTTAATAGTATCTAATGGTGATAATCCTCTTACTCCACCGCCATTAAATAATTTAAAATGAACAACCTCATCAAGATTCATTGGTATTTTATCATTATAAACCCAACTTTTTATTGGATCATATGTAGTATCTTGAACATGCCTCATATATTTGGGGTGTAAAGCATAAATTTCTCTTATTATATTAAAATTATTAGTATTAAGATACCAAAAAGCCTCTCCATATAAAAATAGATATGTTATTGTGGCTTCCCATAACTCAAAATTTGATGTATAGGGATTAGGTTTATGTAAAACACTATTTAATTCAAAATCAGAACTTAGCTTCTCTTCTCCTTGATATAAATCAAAGGGAACTTGCGCAATATTAGTAGCCAGTATTTGTAATCCTCTATGAACTACATAATTTTCAGCATAAGGATTTGTTATTTCATCAGAAGACCAACTTTCTAAATTACCATTTCTGACGGCCATTAAATCCTCTGACCAACTTTTCTCATTAGAACTGTTTGCTAATATTTGTACGCCAGTCCAGAGATTTTTAACAGATTTTATTACTCCCATATTATTTTTTCCTTTTTTTTAGTTCCCCTACATTTCAATAAATAATACTTCTAATAATCTTCTTTTTCTAAAACGCATATAAGCGGCATATCTCATAGCATCCATCAAATCATCCCTAAGTTTAACAGGTTCTTCATATACATTACCATCTTTGTCTTCTTTATATTTATACTGTCGAATTTCTCTTAATAAATCAATACTATCTTTTGTTATAAACAATTTATGCTGTTTTATAACATCTATACCTTCTTTAACAGTATTTTTACCTTTTGTTACTGGTATAGCATTAAAACCAGTCTCCCTCAATTGTGCTATATCTCCAGGATAAGCACTATCGCAATAAATTGGTGTATTTAAATTTAACTCGTTTGGCTTTCCATATTCTTGGGGGATTATCTTTTTCATTTTAGTAATTATCTTTTTCATGTGTTGTTTTTTAACATATAATAATTGTTTAACATATAATCCTTCATCAGTTATACCTAACATAATTAAACCAGCCGGATGAGTATAACCAAAGTCCATTCCACAAATAATTTCCTTAACATCTTCAGGAAAACTATCCACCTCTGACCAATTATTATATACAATATGATCTAAACTACCCCATTCGCCTAAAGTATAAACTTTATAATGCCAAAAATCTTTATCAATCAGTTCTTCTAGTTTACGCTTATAGATATCATCTAGAAACATATTACTTTTATAAGTAGAAAAATGTGTAAAAGCATCCTCTGATTTTTTACCAAAAAACTCACTATAAACCCAACTTAAATCAGAAATTGGGTTGAAACTAAGCATTATCTGAAAATAAGTTGGAACTAAACCCCTGAGACGAAGATCTACCTGTCTAAAATCACTTAAAGCCATTTCAGTAGCTTCTTCCATCCATACTCCTGTGATACCTTCGATACTTTTTATTTTCTCTGGGTCATCTAAACCAGTACACAAAATCTCACTACCATCTTCAAATGTAAAAGACATTTCAGTTCTATTTTCATGACAAATGTGATTCAGTCCCCAATCATAAATATAATTTCTCAATAATGGCCAAACTGATTTTCTAGCACTAGGAGCAGTCTTTCTCAAAACCAAGAATTTATGTTTAAAAGGCTTATCTAAATCCATCAAAATACGCAGAAGAATTTTCTGGGCGCAGAAATGAGATTTCCCTGAGCCGGCCCCGCCTCTCAAGACTAAATATCTATTTCTATTTTTTAATAACGGTAAAAAATCAGGATTAGTCGCTTCCTTCAGTTCCGTCAGGTCTATCTCTATGTTCATTTGGTTTTTTCACCTTTATTGTTATAGTCTTATTATTATCAACTTGGATTTTAGCTGTCGGTAAAACTTTATCAGCCAATTTTTCAAACATCTTACCCCAAACAGTAGCTTGGTCTTTAGTAAACTTTCTATGCCCGCGCAAAAATCTCATCCCCATCCTATGTAATTCTACAAGTTGTGCATCAACATCCATAAGTTCATTCCACTTTTCAGCTTCTTTAGCCTTACGAGCATCATATAAATTACCTGAACTACCTTTTTTAAGGTTTTCTATGCTTTTTGGATTAACTTTTTTCTTCAATTTTACCTTCTTCACCAAATGTTATATCATTTATTGTTGTGGTTTTATCTATATCAAATTGTTCTATGATAGTTTCAATATGACTGGTTAATTCAAAAACCTTCTGAGATACTAATTCGGGATTTTGCTTATTCAATACTGATATTAAAATTTCTATTGTATACTGTGATATTGCTAATTTTATCTTTTCGTTCATGTTTTTCTCCCCTATTTATTGTGATACTGAGATACTTTGTGAAACAAAATCTCTTTAAGTGATTTACAGAGTAAATAACTATGTATTAAAACTATATTATTCTATGTGATTTTATACAAATAAGATTAAACTATTTTATAGTATACTATTTTATACCGCTATGGAAAAACCCGCAAAAATTTTTACAGTGACCATTATGGCATATAAGAAGTTCGATCTGAATCGATCCAATAGTTAGTAGTATAGTATAACATATAAATAAACTTAGTGTAGCTTAGCTGTAGTGTAGAAATATAATGCAGCATGTGTAGATAAATGTAGTGTAGTATAATCCAACACTATTAGTATTATATTATTATATAATATAGTATTACTATCGAGTGTAATATTTCTTTGCGCGGCGAAAAAATGTCATATGGGTGACCTCCAAAGTAAGAATATGTAATGATTACCCCTAGCTTACATACCACTACAGAATGCAAACACTACAGTACCATAGTGTTAGGAGGAGTTTTTGATGTGACCATCGCAGAACCGTGCGTCTGCGAGTTTTGTCTTACATAATAGATATAGTATAGAAAAAAGTATTTACCCCCTATAAAAAGGGTATTTGACCATGATACTATTGATAATATGTAATGATATAACCCACTTACTAACTTACTGAAATTACAGGTGGATAGAGCTGCTGAAGCCCCGGCCGCGGGTTTGCTGGTAGGTACGAGTGTCAACAATAGTATAGTATAATAGAATAGTATCATCATATTTAAGTAGGGCTAACCTTGTTAATATAGTATAGTATTAATACTACATTAGTTTAGTATTACATAATACCCTCTGAGAAGCTCTGAGAGCGCGTATATGAGCTTGATACTACATTAGTATAGATAGGTATTACATTAGTATAATGAGAGGCCTCTGAGAGCATACACAAGATATGTTATTGATACTACACTAAGATATATAGATTATATTATTACTATACTATTATTATTATGTTGTAAGACCTACAGATATGCGGATGTATGACGACCGTTGTATTACATAATAATAATGTAGTGTAGGTATAGCATAGCATAATGTAGGTATGGTGTAGGTATAGCATAAATAAAGCAGTGTAGTGTAGAAATACAGTGTAGCTGTTGTGGCGTGTAGCGTAAAAACTAAGGGTAGTTAGAGTGCGTTGTATTAATTTAAAGTTGTTATTTGTTACATAGAGAGTTGAGTTAATCTCTTTGTAGGTTAGAGTAATAGTGGTAGTTATATTGTTATTGTTACTCTTTTACTATTAGTAGTTACTTGTTCAATGAGTTTGGAACTTTTAGCGATATTTTCTTCCGCGCGAGAAAAATGTTGTTTGGTAGACTTTTGGCTCTTTTGTAATTGTAAATTGTAAAAAATAATTAAAGAAATTGGAAATAATCAAAAATATTTTTTTGTAGTGTCGCGACCGCAAATCCTCGTAGATGTTAGAGTATCAACGGTTTACAAAGAAAATGGGCCGTAACTATTGATTCCAATTACAAATACTAACTTCGACCCCTATGGATTGGGGGTTTAGGAATTCAGGTATTAGTGTTAAAGTAGTATATAATTAAAGATATCAATAAGTTAGGTATGTTTTATTATTATTAATGTAACCCCTATTTAAAGTAGAGGGGAAGTTAAATAAAACAGAAGGTGGTGATTTGAATGACAAAAGATGAAATTATAGAATACCAACAAAAAGAAATAGAATGTCTGTGTTATGAAATTTTACATGAAAACATAGAAGAATTGAGAGAAAGAATTATCGAAGAAACAGACCCTGAACTATTAAAAAGATGGAAATAAAATAAAACCAAAAGGAGATTTAAAAAATGACAACAGAAGAAAGAAGAAATAAAGAAGGTTACTGGTATGGACTGAATGATGGAAAGAAAGTAGGATTTGAAGACGGATACAAAAGTGGAAACATATCTGGACTAAAAGCAGGAACAGCCAAAACCGGAAACACCCTTTATGACAGTTGGGACAGACCTAAATTAAAGCAAAAGAAAATCATTACAGTTGAGATAAATTATGATGAAGAAGACAGTTTCGAGATGTGTCTTAATGCTGTTAGAAACTGTGCTAAATCAGGACAAACTATCGGATTTGATAATGGTGATAAAATGAATTACAAATTCTTAGTTGAATAATTAAAATAGGAAAATAATTATTACGCGAGATTTGAAATAATAATCTCGCACAACCTGTAGTTCCATCAGGTAGTTTTAAAAGTGCGGTGAGTTCTTGCATACTTAATCCGCACAAAAGTCGAATTACACAATCTACCTTAAAGGAGGTGATTAAAGTGAAACAATTAGTCGGAAGACCCAAAAATTTCAGAATGAAAGAAAGTTCTAAAAAAGCAATCAGTGAATCAAAAACAGGGTATAAACACTCTGAAGAAACCAAACTAAAAATTAGTGAAGGTGTAAAACGATTTAACGAAAATAGAATCAAAAATAATCTTAATCAAGAAAGGAGAATATAATAATGACAAAGGATGAGAAACAGTTAAAAAGAAGGTTGGAATCAAAAGATTATGATGATGGTTACACAGACGCTTACGATGACGCTTACACCCATGGATATAATAAAGCAAAAGAAGACTCGGAAAGTATGATTAAAGAGGGGGTAAATTAATGGGTATTGAAAAAGTTGAACAACTTTTGATTTATCTGACTGGTCGAATTGACAGTAAAAAAGAAAAAGCTGACGACACCATACCAGATAACATGGTTATGAATTATTTGGTCGGTCAAAAAGATGCAACAGAGTTCATACTAGATCTATTAAATTAAACACAGGCGCCAGTAAATTAGCTGGCGCCACAAAATTTATCTCTCCTGGGTCGACTTTTCTCGTCACCCCGTTACCTACAAAAAATTAAATTAATTAAGTAATTGAAATTAATAAAAAAAAGATTAATAAAGTTAATTCCTCATAAATTTATAATAACCCTGTTAGTCCCTCGTTGGTCCCTTCTCTGTTAGTCCCTCGTTGGTCCCTATGTCTTAAAATTACGCCAGAAAATTAAGACTAATCCTCTTCCTTCAATTTGATGCATTGAATGAAGTTCATATCTATAAGCTTCAAGTTTTTCAGATGCTTGGGACATTAATGCTTCCGTTAGTCCCTCATCAGATGAATCAAATGGCACCGTTATAACTCTATATTTTACTCTTCTAACAGATCTATTCTGTTTCACTTGTTATCCCCTATATTATTTAGTATTCGTATTTAATTCTGCAGAATTAGGACCACATTCGTATCCTAGAAGTGGTTGTCCTTTTATGCCTCTGAACGAGGCTGCAATAACTCGGGAAAAGTTATCTGGAAGGAAATGTCGTAAAATTATGGATAAAGCTAAATCTCAATTCTATGAAGAAATAATAGGGTTGCCCAAGTAAGTCTTGGAAAACTTCCCTATATAATATATAGACGACTTTTAGTATAATAATATAGTATAAAATAACATTAGTTTAGTATTAATAAAGAATAGTCCAGTATCACTAAATGTTTAGTTTAGGGTCATCTATATCAACCAAGTGTTTCTTCTCAATCCGTTTCTGTCTACCATGATACTTTGCTATATCTAATAGAGCTCTGTATACAAATGTATTAATATATGATGGCATGTTTCTTATTGGTTTATGTTTACGCTTCATAAATAATAATATAAGGTCTTGTATAAGGTCTTCTGTTTCAACATGATACTTTTGATATAGTTCTTTCGCGAGTTTGTTATTTGATGTTTTAGGGTTTATCAGTGTTAGTCTTATTTGTTTATAGGCTTCAAGTATTAGTTCCTCTGTTAGTTTCATTACATAATTAGTCTCCTTGGTTATTGTTAATTATTTATTGCGCGGGGTTGGATTATCTTTTTAAATACATGATTCTCATATTCTTCCTTTAATAACTTATCTGCATATTTAAGCTCTCGATCATTCCAACCCCGTTCGTAACCATCTTTAAAACCCTGTTCATAACCAGCGTGATAGTTTCTTTCGGCTAGAGGTGTCCATTTAAAACACGCGTCTAGTTCTCTCTTTTCTTCATTCTTTTTTTCTATGTATTCTCTTATTTTCTTAAATATCATTATTCATCCCACTTTTTCTTACTTGTGTAAAGGAATTGATTATTAAAATCTCTTACATTATGGCTGCCATATTCTTACAACATAATCTTTTCATATTTCATTCTAT